GATTTATTCTTCCAAATATCTCTATCTTTCCAAAGATTAAATACTAATATTCCAGCAAAAAGATATAATGACGCTATAATACAATACCAAAGTTCTAACATTTCTTTTCTCCATTTACTTTTTTTCTTAATTCTGCTAATTCAAACTCTTTTATTTCTTTGATGTATACTTTACGAGATTGTTGTCTTTTTTGATATTTCTTACCTCTTAACTCTGGATACATCTCTTGTATTTTTCTTCTTACTCTTGTTATAGATGACCAACCTACTAACTCACCATTACCTATTGCTATAAGTAAATCAATTGCTGACATATTTGATACAGGCACAGGACTTCTATTTTCTATATGATTATACCATATTCTTGCAACTAACTTGCTATCGCTATCTCTAAGTTCAGGCTTGTCTCTTAGTTGACGCTCAACAATGTTTTTAAGATTCTTTAGTTTAATCATATGCTCCTCCTTATTAATTGTAAATATTTGGATAGTGAGCCTATTTTTTCAGCTCCAGCCTTAGTTGTACATTTGCACACATTGCAATCTACTGTTTTCATACTTTGGTTATCCATCATATAGATGGTCGAAAAACTATCCAATGGAAAAATATATAGGCAAGTGCTGTATACTCTAGGTATAGTGATCAGAAACAAACATTATATATAATAACTTGCCTATAAATTGTATTTGTGTGGTTCAACATATTTAAACTTCGTCTTATTTCTTATTGCTTTTATTCTTTTACTCTCAATCTCTCTTATTAACTTTTCAACATGCTCTATTCTCTCTTGACTTGGAGTTTTGCCCTCTTTGTACAATTTAAGCAGTAAGTCTGTAGTTAACAACACATTTATTATATATGTTCCAGTTTTAGAACTTAGTATTGCACTATCAAGGTTAATTGGCATTATTCATCCTCCGTAAAAGGTTCTATTTCATCATCTTCTATAATTACTGGCTCTTCAGGTGGTACTTTATATAAATTTCCAAATCCTAACACCCATTTCAATGCTAGTATCCATCCATGATTTACAGCTTGTGCTTCGACATGGTCTTCGTGAAATTCCTTACCTTGACATTGACTTAACTTTATAGTTATATCATCCTTACCTTGTAAAAATAATTTTTGTTTACTCATTATGCCTCCAATATTGTTAGTATTATTAATCCCATAAATGATACAAATAAAAACATTATCCAATATGAAAATATTTGTCCTTCATCAGTTGTATTAATCCAATGAATAAATTTATTTTTTCTTATTTTCATTATACATCCTCTTCATTGTCACTTCTTAAGCGTAATAATCCTCCATTTCTTATATGATAATCTTGAGAACCATATCTAAATTGAAGATTCTTTACTCTACTAGTCGCAATAATTAATTCTATTATATTTTTAACTTTTTCATCAATATAAGGTTCACCATTTCCGTCTTTTCTACTCCCAACATTAACCAATTGATTTAAATTTAATCCAATTGCAAGTGATGATTGTATCCACATTTTTATTTCTGTAGGTACATCAAATTGATTTAGATATTTATTTAATTCTATCATTGGTTTACCTCTTTAAATTTATTTAAGAATATACTTTCTTCTTTTTGTCTTAACTGTTCTACTTCTTTGCTTATTACGAATCCCATTGCTAGTGAGAATATTGCTAATGGTATGATTGTTAATATTATTGACATATTTATTGTCCTTTATTTTGTTTTGTATATAAACGTCTATTGCGTGTGCTATGCGAATTGCTTCTATATGATTCATTGGTTGTATCCTGCAAATAAAATAGGTTGGCTACTAACATTATGTGTTGAATAATTTCAATGAATCCACATAATACTTTCACCAACCTATTATGGTATAGGGAGATACCTATTTAATAAGGTGCTTGAGTGCTGTCTATAACAGTTCCACTATTTATTTCAGCGTCAGTCCAATAATGCTCTGGAGTATGACTTACACCTTTACTTTCTTCTTCAGCGAAGTTTGTAGTGTATGTTACACCATTTGCTTCCCATATCCATTCTTGGTTTGCTCCAAGCTGATACCTTGCTGTTGCAAATGCTTCACCGAATGTACTTGCTTCGATTCTAATTACCTCAGCGTACTCTACATCACCTTCTGTTGTTGATACAACTTCTAGGCTTTCTTCATCATATGGTAATTCTTCTGATACTTCTGATTCTTCCGTTACTAATGTTACATCTATATCATATGCATTTGATACTGAATCAAGATACTCTGATAGTTCTGCATACTCTTCACTTTGACTAGTTGTGTAGGTATCAGATTCTTGTACTTTAGCAACGGTGTCATCATTATTCTCACACCCCTGTAAGTTTATTAGTACAGTCATTGTACCAACTAATCCGAATACAGCAAGTGCGTGTGTTAATAGGCTTTTCATGTTATCCTATCTCCTTTTTTGTTTGTTTGTTTGTGTATTATTGTCTGTTGTTGTATTGGAACATCTCTTCGCGATATTCTAATGCTTTTGCTAGTGGTGTAATCATAATTTGTGCGTCTACTCTCTCCGTATCCCAATCATCTATCATCATAAGCTCATGATAATGATATTCACAAGTGTCAAATGACTCTCTTCCTAGCATTGTTGTGTGTGTGGAATCTCTAAAGCATCCCTCACAACTACATATTGGTCTGTAATAATTCAAGTCTAATGTTAATTGTATCATCCTTATCTCCCTAGTATTTATTATTTAAATGGTGATTTTAAAAAGTTTCTCATTCCTCTAATTACATAATCCATGAACTCAACCTCATCATATATCCATTTTCTACATTCATCTATTTCAGCTTGAGTTAATCTTATGCTCTGATAGGCAATGTCTTGTTCTGTCTTTCTTATTGCATTGTATAGATGGTTATATCTATCAAATATTCCATCAAAGTTCATAGTTATATCCTTAGTGTAATTGCACAAGGGAATCAATCAAGACTCCCTCGTGCTGTTAGTTGTTATCTATCTCCTCTAAGATAGCTTTTCATACGACCTTCTCTTTTCTCATTAGTAGTGTGTAGTGAGAACATCATGTATATTGTTAGCATTTGCATTACGAATAGTGCTGTTGCGTAAACATTGATGTGATATAGTATTTCCATTGTTATCTCCCTTGTTTATTCTTATTACGTTTTCTTTTTATTCTATTTATTTGTGCTGGTGTACGACCATTTCTTTTTAATTGTTCATTTGTTTTAATTCTTTGTTGTTTTCTTTTTTTTGCTAATTGGTTTGGCATTGTTATCTCCCTATTATTGTTTGTATTGTACAAATGTATGTGTTTGCCCACGTTGTATTGAATTGTGTAGTTTAGTAAGAGAGTAAGGGAGTCTTTGTAACTGTAGTGCTCCCTCACTCTTATGCGTGTGTGCTACGAGAGTTAACTCTCGCAAGCCTTAATAAAAGCTTTCTTGTCTTTCTTTGCAACATTCAAGAAGTGTTTACCATTTTCTTGAGTTGATGGTTTCCAGAAATACACTTCAATCTTGTCACCTTTCTCAACTAGGTTAAGTTGAAAAGCTGATTCAACTGTTACACCACGAAAATCATTGGGTAAGAAAACTGTGATTAATTCATTCATTTTTAACCTCTTTTTGTTTATTGAAAAATCCATTTAGGGGTATTGGGGTCGAGTTTATAGGGCTATAACATTTTGTAATATTTTATTTGGAAACACCTGGGCATAGCATTATTTTAGGGGTATGCCAATGCCATTCCATTGCATCAATTGCGACAGACCAATCACTAACGAATTTGGATTTAAGACAATATGTAGAGACTGTAAAAAGAAAGAAAGTACCAAAGAAAGAAAAATGAATGTATATAGTATATATAATATATATATATATATATAATATAAAATATATGTTAACCAATAAGATGTCAAGGACAATATGGCAAAATCATTAAAGTTTTTAGAATTGTTACCACTAGAGCTACAAGAAAAGGTATTAGAAGAACTATCAATTAACAAAAGTAAAAACTTAGAAAGTATAGAGATTGATGGCAAAATGTATAAAGCAGAAAAAGAAGTGTTAAATTTAATAGATGGTCTTATTTCACAACTAGAGATACTAGAAAAGATGAATGGTAAATTAAGGAAAGAAATTGCAGTATAGAGCAATAAAAGGTAAAAAGCATTATGTTTACGAAAACATAGAAGAATATAAGCTAAATGGTAAAGATTCTATAGATGTGAAATATTGGAAAGATGGGAAAGAAGGAGATTGGGTAAAAGCTGATGATGGTGGAATTGTACAGTTATTGAAGGTTGGAGGAATAACACACCCAAATGACAGAAAAAATTATAAACATTCTAAAGGATGGTGTAGAACAATTGTTGGTACGTTCTTAATAAATGACAAAACGGATATGGATACAAATTTTGATTTACATAAGAATAGATATACATTTTCAAAGACCATCGGAAAAAAGACAAATATTAAAACAAGAAAGAATCCCACTAAAAAAGAAAAGTTATTTACAACTAGCATAGTTGCTGGACATGGACCAGTTAAAGCTTATATGGATGCTTTCAATGAAGATAATGATAAATCAGCCAAAAAGAAGGCTGTAGTACTTTTAAAGCAGGAGCGTATAGTGAAAGAAATAGAAAAAGGAGTTATGGATGTAGCAAAGGAGAATGGCTTAGACCATGAGTATGTGCTACGGAAACTCAAACATCTTGCTGACTTTAGTGAAGATGATAACATAATATTGCAATCAACCAAAGAAATTGGCAAAATAATAGGAACTACTGGAATGACAATGAAACAGAAAGAAGTTGGTGTTATTGGTATGTTTCAAGGTTTTTCTCCAGAGCAACTAGAAACGGCAGAAAGGAAAATGGTAAATGGTAATATATCACAAAGTGAAATACCTACCGCTGAAGAAGAGTAATACTTCAGTAACAGGAGTTTCTTATTACATCGTCAATGACAACATAAGGTTTATGTGGAATGAAAAAAAATAATAAAAAATTACCACATCACATAAAACATGACTATCAAAGATTTCAGTCTGTCAATGGATACAAGTTTTGGGCAAAGAATAAAAAAGACGCTGAGCAATATTGTAAGATGATGAGTTGGGTAATAGGAGGATTAGTTGAAGAAGAAAAATAAACCAAGTCGTAGAGACCTTATGAAACGTATGGGTAGCTATGAAATGTCAATGGTACAACTACTAGATAGGGTTACTATTGTTGAAAAAGCATTTGTTAATTTTCTTAGGATGCAAGAATTAGAAGAAAAATTTCAAGAGTATTTAGATGGCGAATATAAACAGTCAGAACATAAACAAAGCTGAAGAAGCACTTGTACTAGCGTACAAATTGTTTTTACCAGATGACTTTATGAGGAGTGAAACACCATTTTTTCATTATGAGGTCTCAGACTGCATTGACGACAAGGAATGTAAACAGTTAGCTATTATTTTACCTCGTGGTCATGGTAAGACTGTGTTAACAAAAGCATCAATACTTAAAGACTTTGTATTCTGCCCTAAAGATGATATGCTTTTTTATGCTTGGGTGTCTGCTACTCAAAAACTTAGTGTTGGTAATATGGACTATATTAAACATCATCTTGAGTTTAATGATAGGTTCATATACTATTTTGGTAAACTTAAAGGTTCTAAATGGACAGAGGAGGATGTAGAATTATCTAATGGATGCAAACTCATTTCGAAAAGCAATGTCGCGGGGATACGAGGAGGAGCAAAGCTACACAAACGATACGACCTCATCGTACTCGATGACTTCGAACACGAAGCAAACACAATCACAAGAGAAGCAAGGGATAAAAATGCGAATCTCGTTACTGCTGTCGTTTATCCTGCAATCGAGCCTCATACTGGTCGTCTTCGTGTTAACGGTACTCCTGTGCATTATGATTCTTTTATCAACAATCTTCTTATCAACCATGAGAGGGCTAAGGGCGATAATAAAGAATTTGCTTGGAAACTAGTGACTTACAAAGCTGTCTTACTTAATGGTTCTCCGTTATGGGAAGGTTGGTTTCCAACATCAAAACTAGAGGAAAAGAAGAAATTTTATCAAGATTCTGGACAACCATCAAAGTTTTATCAAGAGTATATGATGGAAGTTCAAAGTCTTGAAGATGCTTTATGGACAAGACATCATATAAAATATTGGAAGGGATACTATGAATATGACACAGAAACAAATCAAAACTACATTATTATCGGTGGCGAACAAGTTCCAGTTAACACCTTTGTTGGCTGTGACCCTGCTACTGATATTAATACTAAAGAGTCTGACTTTTCTGTTATCATGGTTATTGCTATTGATAAAGAAAATAATCTCTATGTATTAGAATACGAAAGACATCGTTCTATACCCACGATAGGTCAAAAGACACTAGAGGGTGAAAATACTGGTAAAAAAGGTGTTGTAGATTATATAATGGAAATGCACCAAAAGTACCACGCTATATCAAGTACTGTTGAAGATGTAGCTATGAATAGAAGTGTATTTCAAGCATTGAATGAAGAAAGACGAAGACTTAATAAGTTTGATATATCTGTTATTCCAGAAAAACCTGGGGGTACAAACAAGATGAATAGGGTTTATTCTGGCTTATCT